TTGCGGGGCGCGCAACAGTCGCGCGTCGCCGCGCGGCGGAATCCGGACGGGTCCGCGTATGCGCCGCGGAAGGGGAAAGCGGGCGGCAAGCGCTTGCGCGAGAAGGCCGGCCGCGTCAAGCGCGAGGCGATGTTCCGGAAGCTGCGCACCGCGCGCTATCTGCGCACCGATATCGACGACACGGGTCTGGCGATCGGCTTCGACGAACGACTGTCGCGCATCACACGTGTCCACCACGAGGGCCAGAAAGCGCCTGTTGAGCCAGGGGGCCCGCTCGCGCAGTATCCGGTTCGTGTCGTGCTCGGTTTCGCGGATGCCGATCGTGAGCTCGTGCGCGATCGACTACTACGCCCCCTGAACCGCTGAACCGTTCATCGCGGCGTTGGACCGCATCGATGCGATCGCGCAAGAGGCCACATTCGATCGGCATCGTATGCGGCCCTCGGCTGTATGTAATGGAACTGGATAATCATTCCAAGGCCGCGCGAAAGTCGCCAACCTCGCCAAGCATGCTCCCCCTGTAGGCTTTCAAGGCCGACTCCCATTCATATTGCTTAGGATGCGCTGCAAACCAACTGTTGACAAAATTTTCTAGGCGATAAGTGCCACTCCAACCTTGGTTATCGCTTATCCAAAAGTCGTAAAGGTTGTTCGGGACGTTGTCCGGCGAAAGCGTCTCCGCGAGCCATGACCAGAGACGATCACATGGGATCATTGCGACGACGCCATAGATCGGCTCCATGAATTCGGCTACATAGTGCTCATGGGCAACATAAGCTTTTACTGCATCGTTCGGATTAATCGCTAGGATGTCTTTGATGTGCCACGCCTTCATGATGGAGTCGGTGTAAGACAGATAACTTTCATAGCGAGCCTGCGCAAAAGCTGCCAGCACGTCTTCATGATGTTTTTTCGCGCGCGCCTCAACCAGACGATAATCTTGCTCTGCCCGAACGCAGTATGCCGCGTCCTGCACTGTGTATTGCCCGTAATTGCAGGGGGGCAAGGTACCGTTAGCGATGCCTTGAATGTAAGGCGAGTTAAGGGCATCTTGTGCCAAGCTATAGCATGCTTCCCAGAGTTGAGAAGTAATCGAGTTGGCTGGCGGTGGCGATGTGGGAACGTCCAACTTCGCCAGCGATGGATGGTCCAGTTGGATACGCCGCGGCGTCCTCGTCACGAGTGGCTTCATCATCATGCTCCGTCTATTTTATGGGGGCACGTTATTTTTTAACGAAATATTTAATTTAATTTCGCATTAAAGTCGATTGAATCGAGCTCGATACGTAGCTGAAAAATTTATATTTTTAATCATCCCACCAGCAATGATCCCGCCCCACCCATTAACGACATCAGGCACCGGAATTATTATAGGAGACGGGAATCAATATTTCGCCTCCCCCATTTAAATTAAGGTTGACCAAAATTATTCAATGGCCCACCGAATCGTTTCATTTAAATGCTGCGCGGCTGAACCCCTGAGTCATCCGTCGTAGCGTCGAGCCGGGCCGATGAGATCGCGTGATACGCCTGATTCGACTCGCTTCCGACCCAGTGCAAGCCCGCCTCGCGCGCCGCGGCGAGAAACGTGCCGGAACCGGCGAACAGATCGCACACGACGCCGCCGGCCGGCACGAGCCGCACGACCTCGCGCGCTATGTCGAGCGGCTTCTCGGTCACGTGTTGCTTCGGCAACGGCAAGCGGCACGGGAACACGCCCGGCAGATACACGTCGCAGCCGCGCATCGCGCCGCGGCTCGCCCATACGACGAATTCCGCCTGCTGCGCGAAGCCGCCACGCCGCAGCCGCATGCGGCCGAGCGTCTTGTCCCATACCGCGCGACGCCGCGCAGGATCAAGCCGGCCGCCTGCACGACATCGGTCAGCGTCGGGAGCTGGCGCCAGTCGATGAAGCTCACGAGCAGCCCGCCCGGCTTCAACGCGCGGCGGCATTCGCTCAGCCAGGCGTGACACCAGTCGCCGGGATGCCGTCGCGCGCGCCGACCGTCATCAAGATTTCGAACGTGCCCGGCCGGCCCTTCGGCGTCTTCTCGAACCACTCGCGCATCGCGACGTTCGCGCCGAACGACGCGCACACTTCGCGCACGGCCGCAGCCGTGCCTTCCTTGCGCGCGATCCGGATTGCCGCTTTCACGCGCGCGCGCTTCACCTGTTCGGGCCAGTAGTCCTTCCACGTCTCGACGCCGAGGTGCCACGCGAGCCACGGCAGAAACCGCAGCGGGATCGCGTCCGGGTCCATCAGCGCGCCGATGTCGACCGGGATGTCGCTGATGCGCGCGTTCGTGTCCGCGAGCCGGCGCTCGAGCGCGGTCGCGTTCGGCGGCAGCAGCGAGGTTGCCCGTCTAGTCATCCGCCACCCCGCCGTCGATCAGCTCGATTCCGGTGCAGTACGGCGCCTGCTCGTGCGTCACGGGCACGCCGCCGGCGGGCGAGTCGAGCAGCACCTTTTGCACGCCGGCGACGCGCATCGCCGCGTGCAGGCCGTCGACCGTGATTTCCATGCCGATGCGCAGCATGTCCGCCGCGAACTTCACGGTGCGCTTGCGGGCTTCCGCGAGCGCCACGCCGCGATCCGGGCCGGAGAAGAAGCGCAGCGTCGCGCGGATCGCATACGGCACGACTTTCGCGCTCTGCACGATCACTTGGTCGGTTTGCGGGCGCACGCGCACGAACGCAGACGGAACCAAGCGTTACTACTACGACCACGGTGAGGTTGAGGGCCGACGCTTTCTCGAGCCCCTCGGCACAGATCGCGTCGTCGCGCTCCAGCGATGGACCGAGCTCGAAGGAAAGCGCGCACCTTCACGCCGAAACGACCCGGCATACGTTCACGATGCTTGATCGCGCGTACCGCCAGCGTGAGCTTGCGCATAAGTCACCGGCGACGCGGCGCATGTACGACCTGTTCCTGTCACGGCTCGCAGCCGTCAACAATAATCTGGAGAAATATATGCCGTCTGGAATCGAGGTCGATGGGATCTCGTTTAACGAACTCGCCTTGGTCAATCGACCTGAACACGCAGCCGTACTCGGCCGTATTTTCACAAGCTGGTCATTGATCGAAAGCTCGATAACGGCCCTGCTAGGGTTGCTTTTCATTGTTCGTCGGGGGTACGGCATACCCCCAAACCCCCGAAGTCATACCCCGAATCTTACCCCAAATTTCGGGGATGCCCCGGTCTCACTCGAGACTTCCGGAAACAAAAAACCCGCGTCAGCGCTAGGCTGGACGCGGGTTTTGGGACTTCCGGGTGCTACTTGAAACTAGTGTTTGGTGCCGGCTGCAGGACTCGAACCCGCCACCTGATGATTACAAAGCTCTTGCAATCATCAAGTATTACAAAGTCTTAGCGGATTTTCGCGTTTCCAAAACTTGCGATCATACCGGCTTCTGCGCCTTATCTGGCGGGGCTCTGGGTCGAATTGGAAACGTAGCCGGCCCCGCCAATGCTTGCGTCTCTGGCTTGCCCGGTGGATGATTGTGCACCACTGTAAGAGGAGCCAGGGCATGCGGGCGACCGAAGTTTTCACTCCAGGGCAAACGCCCACGGTCACCTTCGTCCGCGATCACCTCGAGCGGCGAGAGCAGGCGCTCAAGGATGCCCGCGAGCAGCATCTGCTCATCACAATCTCCGGGCCGTCGAAGTCTGGGAAGACGGTTTTCGTCCGCAACGTCGTCGGCGCCGACAACCTTGTATCCATAACAGGCGCTGGAGTGCAATCGCCGGATCAACTCTGGCTGAAAGTATTCCACCAGATCGGCACAACCGTCCCAATCACGTCGTCATCCGAATCGAACAGCTCGACGTCTGGAACTGGCGGCGGTAGAGGCCAACTCAAGCTTTTCGGCGCTGGCGTCGAACTGAGCGGTAACGTCACGCAAGCGTCCGGTTCGAAGACCGTAGATACTGTCGCGGCGGTCGGCTTCGATCACCTACAGCTACTGATTAAGGAGCTTGCCGGGTCGGGCCTTGTCGTCTTCATCGACGACTTTCACTACATCCCGCGTGAAGTGCAGAAGCAAGTCGCCGAACAGATCAAGGAAGCGATCGACAAAGGCGTCGAAATTGTCTGCGCATCGGTTCCATACCACTCAGAGGACATACTGCGCGCGAATCCTGACCTGCAGGGCCGGTTCGTAGCCATCGACTTCGACTATTGGGATGCGCCGACATTGACTCGAATCGCTGAACGCGGATTTGCCGAGCTCGGTCTGAACGTCGAACCCGCGCTCATGGCGGCATTTGCTGGCGAAGCCGCGGGTTCACCGCAGCTTATGCAGTCGATTTGCCTGAATGCATGCTTCCAGCTCGAAACGCGTGAATCGAGGCAGACACCCCGCGACGTGCCTCACGACAAGCAGTTCATCAAGGACGTCTGCAGCCGCACGTCCAGTACTGACTTTTCCAGCACCGTCGAAAAGTTACGTGAGGGCCCGAAAACACGCGGAACGGAACGGTTGAACTACCGACTGGCCGACGGAGAAAACGGCGACGTATATACGATTGTGCTGCGCGCCCTTGCGGCAAATCCGCCGCAGCTTCGGTTTACCTACTCGCAATTGCTCGCACGGATCGAGAATGTGTGCGAAACCACGACGCCGTCAGGCTCAAGCACTTCCGGAGCCTGTCTTCATATCGCGCAGCTTGCGAACGACGGGCAATCGAAGATACTGATCGAATGGGATAGCGACAACGAGATCCTGAACATTCGCGAACCATACTTGCTGTTTTACATGCGCTGGTCAGACACCATTGTCAGATTGAACTGACCTAGCGGCGCTCGGAGGCGTGCTCAAAAGCGCGAGATTGCAAGGTCACGGCGCGCGCCAATTGCTTCATGCCTGCTGCTGACCGGGCCGTTGCACGGATTGCACGGCGGGCTGCTATGCGGACCTGTGCTGTTGTTGCGGACAGGTCGAGCGCAACCCATCGATATGCTCGTTCAGGTTCGGCGGAATCTTCTGCCACATTGGATCAAGGATGAAGTCGATACCCTCACGACGCGCCTGCTTCGCAGCCGGGACAAAATCAGCGTCACCAGCAATCAAGACGATCTGATCCACCTGCTTTTTGAAAGCTAACGACGAAACGTCTACACCGATCCGCATGTCAACGCCCTTCTGGCGCACATCAACCGTGACATCGTCAGGGGTGATGTCCTTCATTTCGATTCGTCCGGCCAGCAGATCCGCCACCTTGTGGGGCTTGATTACCCATTGAGTAAAAGCCGACAAATGCCCCAGGCGAAGCGCGACCTTACGCATTCCGCGAAGGTGCTCGTGCAGTTCAAGGCGGAAAGCCGCTTCAGCTGACTTGCCAAAGTCGACCGCCTGCTTGCTGATCGGGTTGTGCATCTTCATTTCGAGCGGAGGGCAATCGTAAAAGAAGATGCGATACAGTTCTCGTCGTTGCTGGCGATTCCGCTGACGATCCGGAACAGGAGGGTCGCCGCCGTTCCGTCGCGCTTGCCGAGGTGTTGGGGGCGTCAGATGGGCGCACGCCCATCGATGCGCACATTCTGCAGTTCGCCGCGCATTGTGTGCGTTTTGCGGCTCAATCGCTCGGAAGCGCTTGATGAAAAACGCACCATCAATAAGGATCGCTGTAGGCATTGCCGTCCCCGCTTGTTGTCTTTTTTCGACCCCAGAACGCAAAAAAGCCCAAGGGTTCGGCGCGGCGCTGGATGTGGTGCGTCGGCGTACTGCCAAGGGCTAGATGAAGCGAACTCTAGCAAACGTTAGTAACACATGCAACTATTTTCATGCCTCCTTCAGGGCCTCTCCTCTTGTAACGCTAACATTTTTCCGAGTCTGCACAAACAAGGCGCATAAAACTGCATAACGAAATCTACCCGTAGATCACCCGTGCGGCTCGCACCAGCCGCCCCTGAGCGGCCCGTGTATGGAGTGCGTAAAAAACCGTTCAATTTCGCGAGCACGTGGGGCGAGGTCACAACTGCGCGCAGCGGTGCATCGAATCGCACCACCGCGCATCAAAACGCGCGAATCCGCCACGATGTGAAATTGCGGGAAGCCCGCGCCAGTAGGCGCTCGGGCGGAAGACAAGCGGTGCATGAAAACCGCCGCATCAAGAAAGACCGCGGGCGAGGAGGGGGACCGCGCAAAGGCCGTCGCGGCGATCGCCGGCGCGTGGGCGGGCCGGACCCTCAAATGCCCCCGTGCGACCGCGTCACGGCCTCGTGGAGCCGCTCATGGCGCGCGGCGGGAACGCGGCCACCCCGCCAGCGCCAAGCCGCTGTAGGCCCTCTATCCGCACCGACGGATTCGCCCTATACCGCTTTCGCGGCCTCGCGGCAACAGTGTTCGGGACAATGGGACGCCAGACGGGACAACGGGACGCTAGTCGGGACACGAATGGGACAGCGACGGGATGCCCTATGCGCCGTCGCGCCGAGCGACTCCGCAGTTCGCGCTCGTCAGACGCAAAAAGGGCCGCGCCCGGTTGCCCGGTGCGCGGCCCTTCGCGTGGCGAATGCGCTTCGTTACACTGGCTTGTGCGACTTGAGCCACTCCTTCACAGCTGTAGCTGGATTGTCCCTTATGGGTTACAATTCTCGCATGTTCAAAGTTCTGACGACCCCCCAGTTTGACAAATGGCTTGACGGGCTTCGCGACCCGGTCGGTAGCGCGGCAATCAACCTGCGCATCGAGCGGGCGAAGCTTGGCAATCTCGGCCAGTGGCGCGCAGTCGGCGGCGGCGTCAACGAAATGAAGATTGATGTGGGGCCGGGATATCGGGCCTACTTCGTGCGGCGCGGAAAAATTATCGTCGTGGTGTTGTGCGGCGGGGACAAGTCGACGCAGAAGAAGGACATCAAGCTAGCGAAGCAAATCGCTGACGAACTGGAGGATTGAGTATGAAAATCAGCGAACTGGCCGAGTTCGACGGCTCGAAGTACCTGAAGGACGAGGAAACGATTCGTCACTACCTGGCGCAAGCGTTCGAGGATGGAAACCCGCGGCTGATTCAAGCCGCGCTCGGGAACGTCGCGAAAGCGCGCGGCATGACAGCGCTCGCGCGCGAGTCCGGCGTGAAGCGTGAAGCGCTCTATCGCGCGCTGTCGGAAGGTGGGAACGCGGAATTCGCAACGATCATGAAAGTTGTGGGCGCGTTGGGGCTGCACCTGACCGTTGCGCCGGCCGAACCTGCGCCGGTGCCCGCGCCGGCAACAACGCGTGCACGCTCGCGCGTTCGCACGGCTGCGCACGCGTAACGCCATCGATGGCCGGATGCGCGGCGTTGCACTGGTCTGCGCGCTACGCTGCGACCGGCGCCGGCGGAATCTCGTAATCGTCGAACGTCACGACCTCCTCGCCGAGCCAGTCGTTCAGCTCGGCGAAGCGCGCCTGTAGCGGCCTGATTTCATTGCGCCCGAACACGCGCGCAGCGGTATCCGGCGTGCCGAACCCGCCCGAATTGCTCGGCACGATGCCGAGCAACTGCGGCGGCACGCGGTGTGCGGCGAGCAGATCGTCGCGCGTCACGTTCTTGATGTTGAAGAACTCGTCCTTCGCGGCGACCTCGGACACGGGAATGAGCTGGATGCCGTCCTTCTTCCCGCCCGGCGCGTACATGAACACGTTGCGGAAGTTGCCCGGCCCCTTCGCGTTCTTCAGCGCGTCGCGCATGTTGTCCACGTCGTCCTGCTTCTGTGCGGCGTCGGTCATGTACAGGATGAAGCCGGCGTGGCTGCCGTTCTCGTAATACTTGCGCCGGAACAGCGTCGACGATTCGTTCAGCCACGCCGAGTGCAGCGAGCTCAGATACTCGGGCAGGCCATAGACCTCCTGATTGATGTCCGGCCGCACGAGCTGGAACACGCTGTCGGGCGCGAACTCGTGCCGCTCCTGCCAGCCGTTCACGTACACGAAGCCGCTGAAATCGGCCTTGCGCCGTACGTACTTCGCGAGCGCGGGCTCGAGCCGCAGCGTGCCGCCGACCATGTTGCGGCGGCGTTCCAGATAGCCGTTGCCGAACGTCAGGAAATCGAGCGCCCACCGCTCGAACGCGTGCCGCGACAGCCAGCGGTGCGGGCGGAACGTCGACGCCAGCACGTTCGCCTTGAAGAACAGCGCCGAGCTATGGTGCGTGCTCGCGCGAAACGATTTCGCCAGGCCGGCGAAGCTGACCGGCGGCTCGAACCATTCGCCGTTCGACCAGCACTCGACGTAATCGAGAATCTCGGCCCGGTTCATGACGGGCGTCGGATCGTCGAACGTGAAGACCTCGGCACGCGCCGGCGCGGCGCTGCCGGTGCTCGGATTGGGCGCGGCCGCGAACGTGCGCGGCGCGCGCGATCGGCGCTTGCTCATGTGTAAAACTCCGTGAATGAAGATGAATGAATGCCGCCGCCGGCGAGCGGCTCGCGGTCGATCGCGTGCAGGCACGCCCACGCCAGGTCGGCGTGGCCCGTCTCGTCGGTACGGCCGGCGGTGTAGGTCGCCTGACGGCCGCTCGCCGTCATCGTCTGTTTGATCGCCATGAACGCCGCCGCCAGATCGGTCCAGCCCGCGTCGAATTGCAGGCGGCCGTTCCGGACGACGGATTGGCCCTTGAGCACGAGACGGGTTTTCACCTCGGGCGAGTAGTTCAGCGCGACGGCGGCCGGGAAGAACTTGCGCACGAGCTGGTAGACGCCTTGCCCCATGCCCGTGGTGTCGATCGCGATGTAGCCGACGTTGTAGCGCTGCGTGATCGCCTCGATTGCCGCGGCCTGTTCCTCAAAGTCGTTGCCGCGGAACTGGTGACGTTCGAGCACGCGGAAGGCGCCGTCGTCGACGCGTGGCGGCGCCACGACGACGAGCCCCGCCGAGTCGCCCGTGAGCGCCGGATCGTAGCCGACCCACACCTCGCGATAGCCGAACGGCCGCAGCAGCAGCGGCGAGAAGTCGTCCGCCCATTCTTCCCACGAGTCGACCATGCAGCGTTGCAGGTCCGACAGCTTGAACACCGACAGCGAATCGTCGATGAACTGGCACATCAGCAGATTCGCGAATTCCTCGGCGCTGTACTCGCGGCGCAGCTCGTCAATGTCGAACAGGTCGCAGCCGCCCGCCATCGCATCGAGCACGGTCACGATCTGCCGCCACTGCGCGTCCTCGCACAACATGCCGCGCACGAGCGCCTCGTGGCTCGTGTCGATCTGGATGCGGTCGGCCGCGGCACGGCCACGGTTCGCGTGCGCGCCGCTCCAGAACGCGTACGCCTCGTGCGTGACGCTGGACGGCGTGCTGAAGTACGTCTTGCGCCAGCGCTTGTGCATCGCCATGCCGGAGGCGACCTTGTTCAGCTCGCGGAACTTCGGCACCCAAAAGTATTCGTCGAAATAGAAGTTGCCGTGGTACGACTGCGCGGTGCGTGCGTTCGTCCCCAGGAAGTACAGCGTCGCGCCGCTCGGTAAGATAATCGGATCGCCCGTGAGCTCGATGTCGGCCGCCGCGCGCGCGAACTGCGTGATGTACTGCTTGAAGACGTGCGCCTGAGCCTTGCTCGCCGACAGGAAGATTTGATTGCGGTCGGTGTCAAGCGCGTCGACGAGCGCCTCGCGCGCGAAGTACCACGTCGCACCGATCTGCCGCGATTTCAGGATGTTGCGCGTGCGCTGATCGCCGTTCCGATACCAGACTTTCTGATAGTCGAACAGCGAATCGCGGAACGCTTCGATGATGCGCTTGTGCTGTTCGTCGCTGATTTCGTTACGGGGCGCACGGCGTTTCGGGCCGGCGTTGCGCGACGCAATCTTCGGATTCAGGTCCGATTCCTTCCCCGTCTCGTCGTACTTGCGCACGCGCGCGAGCCGCTCGACTTGGCGGCCGAGCAGGTCGATTTCCTTGTAGTCCGCGCCGTCCTTCTTCTCCTTCGCGATCAACACCATCAGGCGCACTTCGAGCGATGCCTCGATGCGCTCGACGGGCGTTGCGTCCTTCCACTTTTCGCGGCGGCACCACGACGCGACGGTCGCGGGCTTCACGTCGAGATGGCGGGCGATCGACGCGATGCGCCAGCCTTGCCAATAGAGCGTGCGCGCGACCTTGCGCACGTCGTTTTCGAGCTGATGAGGGTCCGTAGTTTCGAGCATGCGGCCAAGCGTAGGCCGCCGCGTGCGCGCGAGCACGCGCAGCGCGCTGTACCCGCGTGAGCCACAAACGCCGCGGATTGAGCCGTGGCGCGTGAACGCCGAACATGAGAACCACGCTCACTCAACCATGTTCGACCTTCTCTATGGCAAGCAAAACGAAATTCTTCCGCGTCGCAGTGGAAGGCGCAACCGTCGACGGTCGCGAGATCAAGCGTGAATGGCTCACGCAGATGGCGAAGCACTACGACCCGAAGCTGTACGGCGCACGCGTGAACGTCGAGCACATCAAGGGCTGGGCGCCGCTGTCGGCGAACAACCCGTTCGGCGCGTATGGCGACGTGATCGCGCTGAAGGCAGCCGAGATCGAAGACGGCCCGCTGAAAGGGAAGATGGCGCTGTATGCGCAGATCGATCCGACCGACGAGCTCGTCGCGCTGTCGAAGAAGCGCCAGAAGCTCTTCACGTCGATCGAGATCAACCCCGACTTCGCCGACATCGGCGAGGCGTATCTCGTCGGGCTCGCGGCGACCGACGACCCGGCGAGCCTCGGCACCGAAGCGCTGCAATTCGCCGCGAAGCGCTCGAACAACCTCTATACGCCCGCGTGCGAGACGGCGATCGAATTCGAAGGCGCGGCCGAAACGGCTGGCCTCAAGGAATGGGTAAAGGGCCTGTTCGCCCGCAACCGCGAGAACGACGACGAGCGCTTCGCCGACGTGCGCGAGGCGGTCGAACAGGTCGCGACCCATACGCACCACACGGGCCGCGAAGTCGCGACGCTGAGCGCGGCTGTCACGAGCGCGACGAGCGCGGCCGCCGACGCGAAGAAGCGCGCCGATGAAGCCTTCGCCGCCGTCGAAGCGCTGACCGAGAAGCTGTCGAACACCAACAACGGCGCGCCGCAGCGCCCGCCGTCGACCGGCTCGACGGGCGAGCTCGTGACCGACTGCTGACCCATCCCGCACACCACACAGGAGAATTTCCCGATGAGGAAGGAAACGCGCCAGGCATATGAAAAGTACGCCGCGCAAATCGCCAAGCTGAACGACACGGGTGACGTGTCGAAGAAGTTCGCGGTCGAGCCGACCGTGCAACAGCGGCTCGAAACGAAGATGCAGGAATCGAGCGAGTTTCTCAAGCGCATCAACGTGCTGCCCGTGACCGAGCTCGAAGGCGAAAAGCTCGGCCTGTCCGTGTCCGGCCCGATCGCGAGCCGCACCGACACGACGAAGGCCGCACGCCAACCGATCGACCCGACGGCGCTCGACAGCAACCGCTACCGCTGCGAGAAGACCGACTACGACACGGCGATTCCGTATCGCAAGCTCGACATGTGGGCGAAGTTCGCCGACTTCCAGCAGCGCATCCGCGACGTGATCCTCAACCAGGGGGCGCTCGATCGCATCATGATCGGCTGGAACGGCGTGAAGGCGGCCGCGACGACTGACCGTCAGGCAAACCCGCTGTTGCAGGACGTGAACATCGGTTGGCTGCAACAGTACCGCGAGCGCGCAGCGCAGCGCGTGCTGCACGAAGGCGCGAAGCAGGCCGGCAAGGTGCTCGTCGGCAAGGCGGGCGATTACGAGAACCTCGACGCGCTCGTGATGGATATCGTCTCGTCGATGATCGACCCGTGGTTCCAGGAAGACACGGGGCTCGTCGTGATCTGCGGCCGCGAGCTGCTGCACGACAAGTATTTCCCGATCGTCAACGCGACGCAGGCGCCGACCGAGCAGCTCGCGGCCGATCTGATCGTGAGCCAGAAGCGCATCGGCAATCTGCCGGCCGTGCGCGTGCCGTTCTTCCCGAAGCGCGCGCTGATGGTCACGAAGCTATCGAATCTGTCGATCTACTACCAGGAAGGCGCGCGCCGGCGCACGCTGAAGGAAGTGCCGGAACGCGACCGCATCGAGAACTACGAATCGTCGAACGACGCCTACGTGGTCGAAGACTTCGGTTGCGGCTGCGTGGCCGAAAACATCGAACTGGCGGCGGCATGACGATCAACACGCCCGCCCGCGCACACTTCAATCGCGTCTCGGCCGCGCGCGCGGCGGCCGCCGCGTCGCCCGGCGCGACGATGAAGGGTGCGACCGCCTATGAGCTGATGCTCGCGAAGCTCGCGGCCGACCGCCGCGCGCTCAAGGGCATTCAGTCGATCGAGCGGAAGATCGAGCTGAAACGCAAGCTGCTGCCGGACTACGCCGACTACGTGGCGGGCGTGTTGAGCGGCGGCCGCGGCGCGCAGGACGACGTGCTCGTGACGGTCATGGTCTGGCGCATCGACGCCGGCGACTTCGACGGCGCGCTCGCGATCGCGGCCTACGCGCTCTCGAACGGGCTCACGCTGCCCGACCAGTTCGAGCGCTCGCTCGCGTCGCTCGTCGCCGAGCAGTTCGCCGACGCCGCGCTGTCGTCGTTCCTCGACGGCGAGACGTTCGACGCGGCGAGCCTCGAGCTCGTCGACGATCTGACGCGCGAGGCCGACATGCACGACCAGGTACGCGCGAAGCTGTACAAGGCGCTTGGCTACGCGATGCAGGCCGCCGCGCCGGCGCGCGCGCTCGACTATCTGCGCCGCGCGGTCGCGCTGAACGATCGCGTCGGCGTGAAAAAGGACATCGACCGGCTGACGAAGCAGGTCGAAGCCGCGGGCCGTCGGGGCGACGGCGCCGACGGCAAGTAAAGAGCCCACCTCGGCATGGCGGCACCGGCGCCCAGGCCCTACGCCTGACGGTCACGGGCCTTGTGCGCCGGTCCACCGCCACCTCATTGCGAACCGACCATGAACAGCTTTGTTGCCACCGCCGCGCCCGCCGTCGCGGCGACGCCGATCGAAGGCACGTTGACGAACGACGGCTTCTTCCCGGACATCGATCTGTCCGCGCTGCGCGACGCGATGCGCCTGGACGGCACCGTGACGGCCGAGCGGCTGCGGCACGCCGCGCGCGACGCGTTGCTGACCGTGAACGACGAGCTCGCCGCGTGGCGCGCCCGGCAGCGCGCGGCGGGCGCGGCGACGCTCGCCGACGTGCCGGCGCCGCGCATCGATGGCGAATCGGCACACGTGGCCCGCTACCGGCGCGCGGTGTACCACCTGACGCACGCGGACGTGACGGAGAAGTACCGCGGCTACGACACGACGAAGAGCGGCGGCCAGGTCGCGGCCGATCTGGCCGCGACGGTCGACGACGCACGCCGCGCCGCGCGATGGGCGATCAGCGACATCCTCGGCGTGGCGCGCTCGACGGTGGAACTGATCTGATGGCCCGCCCCCTGTACCGCATTCGTCAGTTCGCGCAGTCCCGCGTGCGCGGCGGGAAGCTGTTCTGCGTCGGCGCGTGCCAGGTGCAGCAGCGCGTCGCTGGCCTGTTCTGGCTTGAGATTGCCTATTGCTCGGATCGCACCGGCGCGGAGGCGGCCATACGAGCCGCCGTGATCGCGCGCCGGCGAGCCCGGCTCAAGCCGCGCGTGCTCGGCCTGTTCGATCGCGACGGGCAGGCGCTCGGGCAATGAAGATCGCGGCGCTGCAAGGCGAGACGCTCGACGCGCTGTGCTGGAGGCACTACGGCAGCACGGCGGGCACGGTTGAAGCCGTGCTCGAAGCGAACCCCGGCCTCGCCGAGCTCGGCGTGGTGCTGCCGATGGGAACCGTCGTGGAGATGCCCGAGCGCCGCGCGATCGAGACGACCACGCCGCTATTGCAACTGTTTGGCTGACCGGAGCCGAATGAATGGCTGAACCGAACACTTCTTCGGCCGCGGCGCTGTTCGCCGCGGTCGGCCTCGCCGGCATCGCGCCGGGCGTCGACGGCGACGCGCTAATCGGCGCGTTCGCGGGCGCGGCGCTCGTCGTCGTCACGTCGAAAGACCTCGGCCTCGCGAAGCGCGCCGCGTACATGCTCATCTCGCTCGTGATGGGCTACCTCGCCGCGCCTGAAATCATCCACGCCGTGCCGATCCGCTCGACGGGCGTCGCCGCGTTCTTCGCGGCCGCGCTCGTGATCGCGGTCACGCTCACGCTGATCGAGCGCGTGAAGGGCATGGACCTGTTCGCGCTGTTTCGCAAGGGAGACTGACGTGCATGTCTCGTCCGCACTCGTCGCGCTCGCCGCGCACCTGGCCGTCATCGTGCGCGTGCTGACCTACCGCAAGAACGGCGCGCGGCATCGCTTCCACGTCGCGTGGGCGGCCTGGGTGATCGTCGCGATTTCGGGCGGCTCGGCGATCGAGCTGCTGTTTCATCCGAAGCCGACCGGCTTCTTTCACGCGGCGCTCGCGGTTCTGCTCGCCGTGTTGGTGTACCTCGCGCGCGGCAACGTCGCGCGCCTTCTACGGAGTGACGAAGCGTGAACATCCTTCGATTCAACGATCACGGCGCGGAAGTCGGACTGCTGCAGCAGCGCCTCGTGCGCGCCGGCTACCCGGTCGACGTATCGCACCTTTACGACGAACAGACCGAGCGAGCCGTCCAGACGTTGCAGGCGGCCGCGGGTCTCGTCGTCGACGGCATCGCCGGCCCGAAGACGTACCGGGTGCTCGCCAGCGGGCAGCGCGACCCGAAGCACCTGACGGACGCCGACCTCGTGCGCGCGGCCGACACGCTCGGCGTATCCGTCGCGTGCGTGCGCGCCGTCAACGAAGTCGAGTCGCGCGGCGTAGGCTTTCTGGACGACGGCCGGCCCAAAATCCTGTTCGAGCGGCATGTCATGTATCAGCGGCTCGGCGTGAATCTCGGCAAGGAAGCGGCGGATACGGCCGCCGCACGATGGCCGAGCGTCGTCAACCCGAAGCGCGGCGGCTACCAGGGCGGCGCCGCCGAATACGTGCGGCTCGACACCGCGGCGCGCATCGACGCGGCGTCCGCCTACGAGTCCGCGAGCTGGGGCGCGTTCCAGATCATGGCGTATCACTGGAAGCGCCTGGGTTACGCGAGCGTCGACGAATTCGTGTCCCGCATGGAGCTGGGCGAAGCCGAGCACCTCGACGCGTTCGTGCGGTACGTCGCGGCCGACAAGAAGCTGCTGGCCGCGCTTCGTGCCCGGAAGTGGGCGGCGTTTGCGGAAGGCTACAACGGCTCGGATTTCGCGATCAACCTGTATGACGTGAAGCTCGACCGCGCGTACGTGAAGTACGCCGGCACCGGCAAGGCGGCCGCATGAATTTCTCGCGCCTGACACCGTGGCTGGCGCTGCTCGCGCTGATTGCGTTGGTCGCGAGCTGCCAGCACGGCCGCGCGCTGCGCGCGCAGCTCGAGCGGGCGACCGACGACGCGCGCCGTGCGAATCGCGACGCGCAGGCGAGCGCCGCCGTCATCGAGCGCCTGTTGGCCGACGCCAAGGCGAAGGATGCACAACGCGAGCAGCTCGACCGCGCGCGCGCCGGCGTTGATGCGACGCTCGCGACCTATCGAAACGAACTGCGGAGACTGATCGATGAAAACGCCGCCGTGCGCACCTGGGCTGCTGGCGCTCTGCCTGACGACGTTGTGCGCCTGCACGCAAGCCCCGCCCTCAATGGCGCCGACGATTACGCTCAACGAGTGCGTGGCGGTGACGCCCTGCACGATGCCGGCGATGGCGCCACGGACCAACGGTGAACTCAGCGACGCGCTGCACGTCGCGCGCGCGGCGTGGGCGCGCTGCGCGTCCGAAGTCGACATGATCGCGACGTGTCAGGCACGCGTGCGGCGGGCGGACGGCCATGAATAAGCCGAGCAGCCTACGCGCGGCGCTCGTCGCCGCGTTACCGCAGCTCAACGCCTCGCCGGACCAGTTGCTCGTGTTCGTCAACGAAGGCCGGATCGAGGCGACGGGCACGCGCACGGCGTCGTTCGACTATGAATACGAGTGCGAGATCATCATTCGCGACTTCATCGGCAACCCGGACGACGTGATGATCGCCGTGGTCGAATGGGCACGCGCGAATCAGCCGGATCTCGTGACGAATCGGGACGAGCGCCGCAACGGCATGACGTTCGTCGCCGACATCCTGTCGAACAATGCCGTCGACCTCGGGCTCAAAGTGAAGCTGTCGGAAAGCGTCGTGGTCGGCACCGACGAAGCCGGCAACCGCACGGTCGAGCACATTGACGACGCAGCCGACGAGTGGCTCTCATGACGGACGATCTTCAGGCGCTCGAACGATGGGCGGGCGGGTTGCTCGCGAAGCTGTCGCCGGCGGCCCGCCGTCAACTGCTGCGCGAGCTCGGCCGCGATCTGCGCCGCGCGCAGCAGTCGCGCGTCGCCGCGCAGCGGAATCCGGACGGCAGCGCGTACGAGCCGCGGAAGGTGAAGGCGGGCGGCAAGCGCTTGCGCGAGAAGGCCGGCCGCGTCAAGCGCGAGGCGATGTTCCGGAAGCTGCGCACCGCGCGCTATCTGCGCATCGATGTCGACAACACGGGGCTGGCGATCGGCTTCGACGAACGGCTCTCGCGCATCGCACGTGTCCACCAGGAGGGTCAGAAAGCGCCCGTCGAGCCGGGCGGGCCGCTCGCGCAGTATCCGGTTCGTGTCGTGCTTGGTTTCTCGGATGCCGATCGTGGGCTTTTGCGAGATCGGTTGTTACGGCACTTGAATCACTGATCACGAAGGATCACGCCCTTCGAATTTCTCATAGATTAGAGAAATTTATAAAATTAACCTATCAATATTATTCGAATAATTTATCGAAATTATGATGTGAATTGAGTTGATATTTTGCAAATAAATAATCTTGATTTGCACAAGAAAAGATCTATCTTTCGCATGGCGTCGGCGATTGTTGTCGACGCCTCGTTGTTTGAGTTAGCAAAGCCAACCCATTTAAATTCGTGCATTTCCGACTCCAGCGAATCAAAAACTTATTTGGGGGAAAAATGAAATTAAATATTTGGAATCTATTTTTACATCTGGCCATGTCAGCAATCGTAGCGCTTGGGCTCGTGCTGCCTTCGACTTCGGTGTTCGCAGACGATGGGGCGGCACTCGCTGCCCCAACTTTATCGAGCGTGATTTCGGCCCCCATCGGGCGAAACGTGGCCAGCCCTACGTGCACGCAGAATGTGACCATTACGTCGATCGCTAACCATGACCTCGTTTCGACGGAATTGGGATATACCGGGAGTAACTATGCGATGCTGCGAGCCCGTGCAACCGTGCAGGGCCCATGGGAGCAATACACGGTCTGCAATTTCGCAAGCGACGGATACTGGACAATTCAATCCCAGGCCGATGGGTTGTATGTCTCGGCGGAGCTCGGCTACACGGGCGACCAGTACGGAATGCTGCGTGCGCGAGCTTCCGTCGTGGGGCCGTGGGAGAAGTTCTCGTTCGGCTCCTGTGGCGTGAATTGCACAACGATCCAATCGCAAGCGAACGGACTGTACGTCTCGGCGGAACTTGGCTATACGGGGGATCAATATGGAATGTTGCGTGCCCGCGCTACAGTCGTAGGTCCTTGGGAACAGTTCCGCTAATACCATGCGCTCCGGAAAAGCAAGTACATTCGATCGTAATACTGAGGGGCGCCTGTTCGTTGACGGTTCGATATTGGCCGGTGCCCCTCACTTTTTGAGTTCAGTTCAGCCGCATGGTGATATCTGGCCAAAATTTAGCCCAAAACGTGTGCCGCCTCTTTGCGTAAGCGACTGTGGGCGATGTTGACGTAGTAGACGTTTGATTCACATCCGATCCAGTGCAACCCCGCCTCGCGCGCCGCGGCGAGAAACGTGCCCGATCCGGCGAACAGATCGCACACGACGCCGCCGGCCGGCACGAGCCGCACGACCTCGCGCGCTATGTCGAGCGGCTTCTCGGTCACGTGTTGCTTCGGCAACGGCAAGCGGCACGGGAACACGCCCGGCAGATACACCTCGCAGTCGCGCATCGCGCCGCGGCTCGCCCATACGACGAATTCCGCCTGCTGCGCGAAGCCGCCGCGCCGCGGCCGCGTGCGGCCGGGCGTCTTGTCCCATACCGCGATGCCGCGCAGGATCAAACCGGCCGCCTGCACGACATCGGTCAGCGTCGGGAGCTGGCGCCAGTCGATGAAGCTCACGAGCAGCCCGCCCGGCTTCAACGCGCGGCGGCATTCGCTCAGCCAGGCGTGACACCAGAACGCCCACGCGCGCTGGTCCATGTTGTCGCTCTCGAAGTCGGTATAGACAGTCTTCGTGTCGCTATTGATGTACTTCGTGCTCGGCGGCCGCGAGCGCGCCGACGTGTGCAGTCCGCCCGACGAATACGGCGGATCGGTGAACACCATGTCGATTGACGCGTCGGGCAGCATGCGCGCGAGCGTGAGCGCATCCATTGCGTGAAGTCGGTCGAGTAGCGGGGAAAGATCGGCCGCGGGCGCGGCGTCGGTAGCGTGAATCGTCATCGTGTTGCGAGAGTGGAAATGCGCGCGCGGCACGAGCCGCCCGCACTATTGCGTGTGTCGAGCGGCCATTGTCGACGCACGTTTCACTGCGCGGATCACGAGTGCGCTGTACCCGGCAGCACGACAAAGGCGAGTGCTCGCGCCACGCGCGGGCGACCGGCACCATTGCCGGTATGGATGCGAACGAAATTCAACGACAAGCACGCAACGCCGTGCGCAAAGGCTCGATTCTCGATGTCGACCACAAGGCGGCGCTTTGCCGCGTGGCGATCGGCGAATCGGACGACGACGGCCTGCAAACGAACTGGATTCCCTGGCTCACGCCCTCGGCCGGCGCGACGCGCGAATGGCTGCCGCCGACGAAGGGCGAGCAAGTCGTCGTGCTCGGCGCGATGGGCGACCTCGCGCAAGGCGTCGCGCTGCGCGGCGTGTTCTCCGACGCGTTCCCCGCGCCGGACAACCTGCCGAACACCCACACCCGCGTCTACGCGGACGGCGCGCGCGTGAGCTACGACCACGACGCGCATGCGCTCACGGCCGAACTGCCCGCCGGCGCGACGGTGCGCCTCATCGCGCCCGTGTCGGTCACGGTCGAGACGGAATCGGCGACCGTGAAAGCCGCGTCGGTCACGTTCGACGCTGAACAGACCACCTGCACGGGCGCGTTGCTCGTGAAAGGGCCGCTCGTGTTCAAGTCCGGCATGACGGGCTCGGGCAGCGCCGGCGGCGGCCACGTCATGCGCATCGACGGTGCGGCCGATTTCACGGGCGAAGTGCGCTCGATGGGCAAGAGCGTGCCGCACCACACGCACCAGGCGCGCGGCGAATCGGCTGAAGTGAGTCCGCCGCTATGAGGGGCATGAACGCAGAAACGGGCCGCTCGATGTCCGGGCTCGATCACCTCGCGCAGTCCATCGGCCGCATCGTCTCGACGCCGCTTGGCTCGTGCATCCAGCGCCGCACGTTCGGCTCGGAACTGCCCGACCTCATCGACGCGCCCGCCAACGGCGCAACCCGGATTCGCCTGTATGCGGCGATCGCGACCGCGCTCATGCGGTGGGAACCGCGCTTGACCGTCACGCGCGTTCAGATTTCGGCGGCCGCCGCCGATGCTTTCGCCGGCCGGCAGTTCGTCGACATCGAAGGCTGGACCGACGAGCAAGACGAGCTCGTCTCGCTGCGCGTGCCGATGACGAACGGAGGAACAGCATGAGAAGCACGCCCATCGATCTTTCGCAGCTCCCCGCGCCGGACGTCGTCGACCCGCTTGACTTCGAGACGCTGTTCGCCGAGCGCAAGGCGCGCCTCGTGTCGCTGTATCCGCCCGAGCACCAGGCGGAAATCGCCGCGACGCTCGCGCTCGAATCCGAGCCCGTGACGCGCGTCCTTCAGGAAAACGCCTATCGCGAAGTCCTGCTGAGGCAGCTCATCAACGACAAGGCGCGCGGCCTGCTGCTCGCCTACGCGCGCGGCACGACGCTCGACCACATCGCGGCGCTGTTCGATGTCGAGCGGCTCGTGGTCACGGCGGCCGATCCGGAGCACGGTATCGATGCGGTCTATGAGGACGACGACAGCCTGCGCGAGCGCGTGCAGCTCGCGCCGCGTGGCTTCTCCGTCGCCGGCCCTGAAGAGGCATACGTGTTTCATGCACGTTCAGCCGATGGCCGCGTGCTGTCTGCCGCCGCGTTCAGCCCCGAGCCGTGCGTGATGGTCATCACGATCCTGTCGCGCGAAGGCGACGGAACCGCAAGCGACGAGCTGATCGAGATCGTCAGGAAGAACCTGGAAGGCAAGCGGCCGCAGACCGACGAAGTGATCGTGCAGAGCGCAAAGATCGTGCGCTACGCGATCCGCTCGACGCTGCGCTTCTTCTCCGGCCCGGATCGCGGCGTGGCGCTCGCGGAAGCCCGCAAGCGCACCGTGAAGTTCGCGGCGGACATGCGGCGCATCGGCATGGAAATCACGGTTGACGGCCTGCACGCGGCGATGCGCGTCGCCGGCGTGCAAAAGGTGCTGCTCGACTCGCCCGCCGGCGGCGTGCCCGTGACGCACGAGCAGGCGCCGTACTGCACCGGAATCGAGCTGATCGACGGCGGGGTGGCGGATGACTAGACGGGCAACCTCACTGCTGCCGCCGAACGCGACCGCCCTTGAGCGCCGGCTCGCGGACACGAACGCGCGCATCAGCGACATCCCGGTCGACATCGGCGCGCTGATGGACCCAGACGCGATCCCGCTGCGGTTTCTGCCGTGGCTCGCGTGGCACCTCGGCGTCGAGACGTGGAAGGACTACTGGCCCGAACAGGTGAAGCGCGCGCGCGTGAAAGCGGCGATCCGGATCGCGCGCAAGAAAGGCACGGCCGCGGCCGTGCGCGAAGTGTGCGCGTCGTTCGGCGCGAACGTCGCGATGCGCGAGTGGTTCGAGAAGACGCCGAAGGGCCGGCCAGGCACGTTCGAAATCTTGATGACGGTCGGCGCGCGCGACGGCATCCCGGCGACTGTCGAATACGTCGCCGACATCATCGCCGAAGTCGACCGGGCCAAGCGCGGCACCGCGCACTACACGTTCACGCAGGGTTTTAGCGCGACGGGCACGCAGCGCATCGGCGCGGGCGCACGCGCGGCGGTGTATCGCCGCCTGTCCCTCACGGATATCTGACATGGCAGGAATGGTCATCCACATTACCGACGCCGGCCGCGCGGCACTCGTCGCCGGCGGCAACACCGGCACGGCCGCGCGCCGCGTCGTCGAAATCGGGCTCGGCACCGCGCCGTTCGCGTTCGATCGCGGCATGAAGACGATGCCGCACGAGCGCAAGCGCGTGACGACGTTCGGCGGCGAAAACGTCGCGCCGGACACGGTGCACGTCGTGATCCAGGACGACACGAACGACCAGTATTCGCTGTACGCGTTCGGCCTGTATCTCGAGAATGGCGTGCTGTTCGCCGTGTACGTGCAGGACGCGCCGATTCTGGAAAAATCCCCCGCGGCGATGATGCTGCTCGCGACCGATGTCGTTTTCGCGACGATCGACGCAGCCAAGCTCGAGTTCGGGCCGGCGACGTTCCTGAATCCGCCGGCGACGACCGAGCGCAAGGGCGTGGTCGAGCTCGCCACGCAGGCCGAAGTGGACGCCGGCGACGACGACACGCGCGCGATCACGCCGAAGACGGCGAAGCGGCGCTACGCGGCGCTCTCGGGCGCGACGTTCGACGGGCGCGTGCGCGTCTTCGCCGATGTCGACGATCGCGCCGCGCAGCTCGACGTGTCGCCGAAGACGGCCGGCGTCGGCAAGGCCGGCAAGGCGCGCCTGTTCGGCACGTTCGGCGACGCGACGCTGCCCGATCTGAGCCCGCGCCTGGTCGCGACGCTGCGCGCGGGATTCGACGCCGGCGCGTGGGGGCGCGAATACGTCGACGTTTGCCTGAACGACGGCACGAACAACGATGCGGCGAGCGACGCGAAGCAGAAGCGCGTCGCACGCTTCGCGTCGGGCGGCCGCGTGCTGATCGGCGAGCGCGCGGACGACGGCAAGACCGCGCTGCAGGTGCGCGGCGGCGTCGACGCATCGGAAGGCGTCGCCGCGCGCGCGATCGACGCCGGCGGCGCCGGCGGGCAGTTCCGCGCCGTGTACGACGGCTACGGCGCGTTCATCCGCAACGACGGCCGGAGCGTCTATTTCCTGTCGACACCGAAGGGGGCCCCGGACGGCGGCTTCAACGACTATCGGCCGTTCTCGTGGTCGCTGTCGACAGGGCAGGTGATCGTCGACGGCAGCGGAGCGGGCACGGTCTTCGGCGGCGCCGTGGACGTCGCGCGCGACCTCGAAGTCGGTCGGCAGGCAAGCGAAGGGCATATCAAGCTCGGGCCGGTCGACGGCTACCTCTACGCGAACCCGGTCAGCACCGGTTGGTGGTCGCCGGCGGGATCGTCCTATCAGTACATCTTCGCCGATCACACGTTTCGCATTGACGGGCGGATGGCGTGGCACGAAGGCAACCTCGACCCGCTCGACAAGAGCAAGGGCGGCACGCTGGCCGGCGATGTGTCGTTCGCGCCGGGCAAGCGGCTCGTGCTCGCCGAAGGCAGCTCGGCCGCGCCGTCGCTCACGTTCGGCAACGACGGCGCGCCGGATACCGGCCTCTATCACGCAGCCGACGGCGAGTTCGGCGTGGCCTGCAACGCGCGCGCCGTCGTGCGGTTCTCGTCGTCGCTCGTGGCCTTCGAGCAACCCGTGACCGTGCCGACGCCGCCGGCGGCGGATCGATCGACGCGCGCCGCGACGACGGAATGGGTGCGCACGGTCCTGTCGGCGACGACGATCGGCCAGATTGTCTTCGAGCCGCGCACGACCGTACGGCCGGGCTTCCTCAAGGCGAACGGCGTGCTCGTGAACCGTGCCGACTATCCCGAGCTGTGGGCGTATGCGCAGGCGAGCGGCGCGCTCGTCTCCGATGCGGACTGGATGAAGGATCGGTGGGGCTGCTTCTCGACCGGCGACGGCGCGACGACGTTTCGCCTGCCCGAGCTGCGCGGCGAATTCATTCGTTGCTGGTCCGATGCGCGCGGCGGCGTCGATGCGACGCGCCAAATCGGCGCCTTCCAGGGCGACCAGAACCACACGCACGCACACGGCGCCGCGGCAAGCGAAGCGCCGGACCACGTCCACACCGCGTGGACCGACGTGCAGGGCTGGCACGGCCACCACGGTTGGACGAACGCTGTGGGCGACCACCAGCACGTCTCGCCGTGGGGCGAGCACCCGCAGATGTACAACCCGCCGTGGGGCACGTGGGGCGCCGCCAACAACCGCGGCGCGGAGGGCAGCGACAACGACAACGTGTACGGGATGACGAGCCCGGCCGGCAACCACAACCACGAATTCAACACCGAAGGCAACGGCAATCACGGGCACGCCGTCGGTATCGGCGGCGGTGGCCGGCACGCGCACACGATCGCCGTTCAACCCGACGGCGGCGACGAAGCGCGCCCGCGCAACGTCGCGCTGCTCGCGCTGATTCGCGCCTACTAACCACGAGAGACACGACATGCTGATTCACCACTACGACCCGGCAACGGGCGAATACCTGAGCAGCGGCCAGCCGGACGCCGACCCGCGCAACGACGGCCGCTGGCTGATTCCGGCGTCCGCGACCCTCGACGCCCCGCCGGCGCGCACGCCGACCACGTGGCCGTTTTACCGCGACGGCGCGTGGTTTCTGCTGCCCGACTACCGCGGCCGCGTCTGCTATCGGACCGACACGGGCGAGCCGGTCGAGATCGCGATCGCGGGCAAGACGCCGGCCGACCTCGGCCTGACGACCGAGCCGCGCCCGTCCGAGCGGCACGCGTGGCTCGACGGCGCGTGGACCGTGCCGGCCGAGCTGCTCGCGCGCGAGAAGCGCGACGCGGCGATGGCCGAGTTCGAGCGACGGTTGGCGATCGCGCGCCGGGAGAACCTCGGCAAAGCCGACGCGTACGCGGCCGGCCAGCTCGACGACGAGCAGACGTACTACTTCAAAGCCTGGTCGGCCTACCAGATGGCGCTCGTCGCCGCGATCCAGAAAGACACGTTCCCGGACGTGATCGCGTGGCCCGACACGCCCGCGCCGTACGTTCCGCCGCCGCCCGAGCCCGTCGCGCCGGAAGGCATCCCGCCCGCCGCACCGGCCGTTGCCGGCGACGCCGCGCGGCCGGAACCCGAACACGCCCCGGCCTGACGCCGGCCGATCATAGGGAATCCCCCCGATTTTTACGTAACAGGAGCTGCACACCATGCCGCAGGATTACCACCACGGCGTACGCGTCATCGAAATCAACGAAGGCGGCCGCCCGATTCGCTCAGTGTCGACGGCCGTGCTCGGCGTCGTCTGCACGGCGGCCGACGCTGACGCGAGCGCGTTTCCGCTCAATACGCCCGTGCTGCTGACGAACGTCGTCGCCGCGCTCGGCAAGGCCGGCAAGAAAGGCACGCTGCGCCGCACGCTCGACGCGATCGGCAAGCAGACGAAGCCGCTGACCGTCGTCGTGCGCGTCGCCGAAGGCAAGGACACCGACGAGACGACCTCGAACGTCATCGGCACCGTGACGCCGGACGGCAAGTACACGGGCATCAAGGCGCTGCTCGCCGCGCAGGGTGCGCTCGGCGTGAAGCCGCGCATTCTCGCGGCGCCCGGCCTCGATACGCAGCCGGTCGCGGCCGCGCTCGCGGCGACCGCGCAGTCGCTGCGCGCGATGGCCTATGTGTCGGCGTCCGGCTGCAAAACGAAGGAAGAAGCCGCCGCGTACCGCAAGCAGTTCGGCCAACGCGAAACCATGGTGATCTGGCCGGACTGGCTCGGCTGGGACGACACGACGAACTCGACGGCCGTCATCCCGGCGCCGGCGATCGCCGCCGGCTTGCGCGCGAAGATCGACAACGACATCGGCTGGCACAAGACGATTTCGAATGTCGTCGTGAACGGCGTGTCCGGCATCAGCGCCGACGTGTCGTGGGATTTGCAGGACCCGGCGACCGATGCGGGCTACCTGAACGAGCACGAAGTGACGACGCTCGTGAACCGCAACGGGTTCCGGTTTTGGGGCGAGCGCACGTGCTCGGACGATCCGAAGTTCGCGTTCGAGAACTACACGCGCACGGCGCAGGTCGCCGCCGATTCGATCGCCGAAGCGCAGATGCCCGTCGTCGACGGCCCGCTGAATCCGTCGCTCGCGCGCGACATCGTGGAAAGCATCAACGGCTGGTTTCGGCAGCAGGTCGCGAACGGCTACCTGATCGGCGGTAGCGCGTGGATCGATCCGGAGCCGAACACGGCCGACATTCTCGCGTCCGGCAAGGCGTACATCGATTATGACTACACGCCGGTTCCGCCTCTCGAAAATCTGGTGCTGCGCCAGCGCATCACCGACCGCTTCCTCGCCGATTTCCCGGCGCGCGTGGCGGGCTAACAGGAGTCAAACGCAATGGGTATGCCTCGAAAACTGAAGGGCTTCAACGTCTTTCACAACGGCGCGAACTTCGTGGGCGAAGTCGAAGAGCTCAATCTTCCGAAGCTCAAGCGCAAGATGGAAGCGTGGCAGGGCAGCGGCATGACCGGCCCCGTGAAAATCGACTACGGCAGCGAAGAGCTCCAGCTCGAGTGGACGTGCGGCGGCTTCATGGTCGAAGTGCTCGAACAGTACGGCGCCGTACAGCACGACGGCGTGCTGCTGCGCTTCGCCGGCGGCTATCGTCGCGAGGACAGCAAGAAGCACGACCAGATCGAAGTGGTAGTGAAGGGCCGCCACGAAGAGATCGACATGGGCACTGCGAAGGCGAAGGAAGACACTAAATTCAAGATCACGACCAACGCCAGCTACTACAAGCTGACCGTGAACGGGCGCGACCTCATCGAGCTCGACTTCGTGAACGCGGTCGAGAAGATCAACGGCATGGACCTCGCGTCGGACCTTCGCCGCGCGATGGGCCTGTAATCGACGCCCGCGTCGAGCGCGGGCCATTCCAATTTCACATCCAACCCAGGAAACATCATGACGACCATCGACACCGCTCACATCGAAACGACGGGCCACGCCGCGCCCGACGAGAACACGCACACGCTCGACACACCGATCGAGCGCGAAGGGCAGACCATCACGCAGGTGACGTTGCGCAAGCCGGCCGCGGGCGCGCTGCGCGGCACGTCGCTCGCCGCACTCGTGAATCTCGATGTCGACGCGCTGCGCAAGGTGTTGCCGCGCATCAGCACGCCGACGCTGACCGAGTTCGACGTGGCCGGCATGGACCCGGCCGACCTCGTGGCGTTGGGGGGTATCTTCGCCGGTTTTTTGATGCCGAAGGCGCTGAAAGAGAGCATGGAGTCCCGGCCCGCGTAGAAGACGCGATGGCCGATATCGCGACGGTGTTTGGCTGGACGCCGCGCGATATGGCCGCCTTCTCCCTGGCCGAATTGATGGACTGGCGCGAGCGCGCCCGGATACGTAGCGGAAACGAGTGACGATGGACAACGCCCTGAAACTGCGCGTGATGTTCGACATGATCGACAACTTCACGAAGCCCCTGAAAAACGTGCTGAACAGCAACAAGGGGCTCGCGCAGGCGCTCAAGCAGACGCGCGGCGAGCTCGCCGAGCTCGGCAAGCAGCAGAAGGCCGTCGCCTCGTTCCGCGAGATGCGCACCGGGCTCGCGGGCACAGCGGAGAAGCTCGGCGAAGCGCGAACGCGCGTGAATGGCCTCGCCACTGCGTTGCGTGCGGCCGACCAACCCTCGCGCCAGATGATTGCCGATTTTGAGAAGGCGAAGCAGTCCGCGGCGCGGCTGTCGATCGAGCACGAGAAGCAGTCCGCCCGCGTACGTGAGCTGCGCGCGCAACTCGCGAGCACGGGCATCGACACGCGCCAGCTCGCCGAGCACGAACGCACGCTGCGCTCGAACATCGCGCAGACCACGGCGGCAATGCAGACACAGACGCGCCAGCTCGAAGCCATGGCCGAGCGCGAGAAGAAGCTCGGCGCGGCGCGCGGCAAGATGCAGGCGCTACAGGGCGTCGCCGGCGGCATGGCGATCGGCGGTTACGCGGCGAAGTCCGCCGGCACAGGCGTTCTCGGCGGTTTGGGCGGCACGTTGGACGAAGCTAAGAAGGCGCAGAACGAAATCGCGCGCATTCAGGCTCTCGGCCTGGGCGAGCAGTCGACGCGGGACGCGGAGAAGTTCGCCCGTAGCATGAAGGTGTACGGTTCGAGCTACACCGACAATCTGACCATGATGCGCGACTCGATGACGATCTTCGCCGACGAGCATCACGCGCAGATGGCCGCGCCGATCCTGTCGCAGATGAAATTCGCGAACGAGGCCATGTACGGCGCCGGGCATGGGGAGGAAAACGAACGCAAGTTCATGAACATGCTCAAGGTGATCGAGCTGCGCAACGGCACGAAAGACGAGGCGACGTTTCGTGACGAGGCGAACCGGGTGCAGAAAGTGATTTCGGCGACCGGCGGCCGCGTCGGGGGCGACCAGTGGATGGAGTTCATCCAACGCGGCGGCGTTGCCGCCAAGTCGCTGTCGAAGGACGCATTCTTCTATCAGATGGAGCCGATCGTTCAGGAGATGCAGGGCGGCACAGCAGGTAACGCGCTGATGTCGGGCTATCAGAATTTGATCGAAGGGCGAACGACGGTACGCGCCACGCGCAAGTTGATGAAGCTCGGCCTGCTGGATGCGAAGAAAGTCGAATACGACAAGAACGGCCACGTGAAGGCGTTCGCGGATGGCGCGCTGCTCAATGCAGAGCAGTACAAATCGTCTCCTTACGAATGGTTGCAGAAGACGCTGCTGCCGGCGCTGGAAAAGAAGGGCATCAAGGGAGACAAGGCAATTCTCAGCGCAATCGGCTCGATCTTCACAAACCGGTCCGCATCGAACCTGTTCGCGACGATGTACTTGCAGCGCGGCCAGATCGCGAAGAACGAGCGTCTGAACAAGGGTGCCGCGGGTATTACCGAACTGGACGCCATTGCGAAACAGCAAACCTCCGGCAAGGAAATCGCCGCGCTCGCGAAGGTAAAAGACCTGAAAGAAGAGATCGGCGAGCGCGTCACGCCGATCTACAACGCCGCGCTCGACAAAACCCGCGAACTGGCCGACAGACTGTTGAAGGCGATTAAGGCGCATCCCGAAGCGACCAAGGCGATTGTTGTTGTCGCCGCCGTGCTCGGCGGGCTACTCGCCGTAATGGGAACCTTCACGATCGTCCTCGCCGGCGTGCTCGGCCCGCTCGCCGTCGTGCGTTTCAGCATGGCGACGCTCGGCATCCAGGGCGGCATCCTGTCGCGCGCGCTCGGCATCGGCGCGGCCGCATGGCGGATGTTCGGCACGGCCGCGATGGGTGCCGGCCGCCTGTTGCTCACGACGCCGATTGGCCTATACGCCGCGGCGTTCGCCGCCGCCGCGCTGCTGATCTACCGCTATTGGGGGCCGATCAAGGCGTTCGTCGGGGGCGCGCTCACGGCGATCGGCGATGCACTGGCGCCGATCGGCGTCGCGCTTCGGGGCGCATTGCAGCCGGTCGGTCGCGCGCTCGCGGCAGCAAAACCGCTGTGGAACGGGCTGGGCGGTGCACTCTCGACGGTGGCCGGCTGGCTCGGCAAGCTGTTCGCGCCGGCGCGCGCGAGCGCCGACGGCCTATCCGCGGCGGCGGCGGCCGGCCGCGGATTCGGTGCGGTGCTCGGCACGGTGTTGCGCGTCGCGCTCGTGCCGCTCACGTGGCTCGGCCGCGCGCTCGGCGGGCTCGCCGGCCTGTTCGTCGAAGCGATGGGCGACGCGCGTGCGGCATTGAACGGCGGGCTCGCCGCGCTCGGCACGCTGATTCTGAACTGGTCGCCGCTCGGCATGTTCTACCGGGCGCTCGCGGGCGTGCTGTCGCTGTTCGGCGTCGAGCTGCCCGCGAAGTTCTCCGAGTTCGGCGGACACCTTATCGACGGGCTCGTCGGCGGCATCAGCAGCGGACTGGGCAAGGTGAAAGACGCGATTTCGAATATGGCGAACAGCACGGTGGGCTGGTTCAAAGAGAAGCTCGGCATCCATAGCCCGAGCCGCGTATTCGCGCAGCTCGGCGGCTTCGTCGGTGAAGGCGCCGCGCTCGGCATGCAGGGTGAGCAGCAGCGCATCGCGAAAGCGGCGCTCGGCCTTGCAACCGTAGCCGTCGCGTCATTCGGCACGCCGGCGCTCGCGAAGCCGATGCCGCCGCTCGTGCAGGCGACCGTGCCGATCGATCGCCGCGCGCCGCTCGCCGCGCCATCCGCGGCTTCATCGCCGGCCGCGCCGGCGTCGCCGATCGTCATCAACATCTACCCGCAGGCCGGGCAGGACCCGCACGCGATCGCGCGCGCCGTCGAAGCCGCGCTCGATCGCCGCGAGCGCGCGAAGCAGTCGCGCATCGGCTCGCGCCTGTCGGACTGACGCAACCGGAGTCACGCATGCTCATGTCCCTCGACCAATTCGTTTTCAGCCTGACGAGCGCACCGTTCCGCGAATTGCAGCGGCGGCGCACGTGGAAGCATCCGACGAGCTCGCGCGTCGGCGCGCGCGACGGCCGCCAGTTCGCCGGCGTCGGCGATGACACGATCACGCTGAACGGCCTCGTCGCGCCCGAGACGTTCGGCTCGATCGCGTCGATTCGCGAGCTCGCCGCGATGGCGGACACCGGCGAAGCGTACGTGCTCGTCGACGGCGCCGGCAACGTCTACGGCGCGTACGTAATCGCCGAGCTGAACGAGACGCAGAGCTACCACACGGCGGACGGCACGCCGCGGCGCATCGAGTTCCAGCTCACGATCGAGCGCGTCGACGACGACGTGCTGCGCACGACGCGCGAGAAGAACACGCGCAAGGACAAGCGCTGATGGCCACGTCGACGAACGAACGCACCACGAGGGCGGAATTGCAGGACGCGCCGCGCGTCGCGCGCCTGCATCCGCAACCGGACTACCGCATTTCAGTCGGCGGCCGCGATCTGTCGCGCCTGTTCGCGCCGCGGCTCGTGTCGCTGTCGATTTCGGAATCGCGCTCCGACGAGGCGGACACCATCGATATCGTGCTCGACGACTCGAAAAACGATCTGGACATTCCGAAGCGCGGCGCGACGATCAAGGCGTCGATCGGATGGGCCGGCGAGCCGCTCGTCGACAAGGGCAGCTTCGTTGTGAACGAAGTCGAGCACAGCGGCGCGCCGGACATCATCACCATCCGCGCGCGCTCGGCCGCGATGACGAGCGGCATGCAGGAGCGCCGCGAGAAGAGCTGGCATCGGCAGACGATCGGCTCGATCGTCCACGCGATCGCCGGGCGCTACTCGCTGGCGCCGATCGTCGGCGACGCGCTCGCGAAGGTCCTGATCGCGCACATCGACCAGACGCACGAATCGGACATGTCGTTTCTGACGCGCCTGGCGAAGCGCTACGACGCCGTCATGAACGTGAAGGATCTACGCTTGCTGTTCATGCCGATCGGCACCGGCCGGACGGCGAGCGGAAAGCAGCTCGACGTGCTCGAACTGACGCGCGCGAGCGGCGACAGTCATCGTTACCACGTGTCCGAACGCGAGAACTACGCGGCCGTGCGCGCGCACTACCATTCGACCGGCCGCGCGAAGCGCAAGTCGGTCATCGTCGGCGGCGAGAACAACAAGAACGTGAAGGTGCTGCCGGAAGATTACGCAACGGAGGCGGAAGCGCGCGCTGCCGCGCAAGCGGAGTTCAAGCGGATGCAGCGCAGCCAGGCGACGATGAGCTACACGCTCGCGCGCGGCCGCGCCGAACTGTTCCCGGAAATGCCCGTGACCGTGTCAGGCTTCAAACCGGAAATCGACGAGACGCCGTGGCTCGTGAAGAAGACAACGCACACGATCGGCGACGTTGGATTCACGACCGCGCTCGAGCTCGAAATGCGGGACGATCCGACGACGGAGCGGCACCGATCGCATTTCAGGAAAGCAGGAAAATGAAATTCCTTTCGGATCAGGCCGGTGTTGCCCCGAACCAATGTCCGATCCCTTCGCCTCTCAGGTAGTAGAGCTTTACGCCGTTAAGAACGCGTTCCTGATTGTCTCCACCCTCCTTATACTTCGTCACCATATCCATGATTTTGGGTGTCACGGATTTGACGGATATGTCTGGAATAGCAGCAGTTAGGGCAGCAGCGGCCACCAGCACGATGTTGGCGGCGGTATCAGGGGTTCCGTCACTACCGCCGATGAACATGACTTCGAGAAGTTTCCCGGATTCTTTGCTCACACGAGCAATCAAACCCATGTGCTCGTCAAAGTCTGCGCGAACCGTATCTACAACGCTTCCATGGTGTTTGTTGGAGAAACGAGCCCGGAACGGCAAATCCATCGTTTTCACGATCTCATCGAAACGAGCCGCATATTGCTTGGGGGTCATGCCCAAGTCCCGATCCTCATTCGCATTGCCTTCTTTTTCGCCTTTACTTTCTGAACTGGACGATGCTGCCTCGACTGAGGTGGCTACGGCCGGCCGCGACACTCGTTGTTCTGCGGATGAGCTGCTTGCGGAAACATCAGGAGCCGCCAAAGAAGCAACCGCTGAGGAACTGGACGCTGATGCAACGCTCGCTTGCTCCTCCTCTGGAGCAAGCGTCCCAAAGAAGATCATCGACACGGCAAAACCAACAATGCCGGCACCCAAATGAGATGCGAACCCACGGTGCCCCTTGCCCCTCCAGAATTTCGCAAGAGCTCTCCAAACGATGCCCCAAATTAGGATCGTCGCAACAAACAGAAGTAATACTTTCATGAGTTCCCCGGAATGAATAGCGCAATCGTGTGCGCCTGTTAGAAATTATTTTGCGAAAGCGCGACGAATTAGCGCCGGGCTGTGTCCGCTTTCTGCCATGCGGCACCATCACCCGTAGTCGCACACTGTCGGCGCACACCTGCTTGCATGACCACGCTACCGGGCGAATAGCGATTGCCGCCATATTCGCAATGTGGTGATATGGCAGCCACTTGATTCTGCGCGGACTTGTCTGGTCGGTGCATCACAACGTACATCGTCGCAACAACGGCTATCGTCACCGTTACGGCGATCGATACAGCAAGCCAAGGCGATTGCTTTTTCTGTTGCTGTGCCAGCGTGAATTCCGGTTCAATTGGCGCCGTGGCGTCGGCTTGTCGAACCGCGTGGTCGGCCTGTGACTCAGCGGGCGCGAGTGATTGCGGTGCGGCGTGTTTACGCTCGTTGAGCTCCGATTGAACAGAGGCACGCGGGGACTGATCCGCTGACCCGTTGCGTATCCACCCGTCGAGATACCGCATCACGCGTTCAAACAGATCACGCGGCATCTCGTCCATGCTCGAGAATTTGAACACCGTCCTCAAGCGGCGGTACACCATGAGTTTCTCGACACCGGTCTTTGCCTCAAGCTCAAAGACTTTTGCTCCGATTGCGCGCCGTTGGCGTTCGCTGATGTACTGCTTCGATTCTGCCCCGCTATGCAGGTGGATATTGACGTTGGCTTGCGCATTACTGGCCTTTACATCTCCGCCAGCAACCTGCCCGACCTCTCCGCTGAATTTCTGATTCATTACCTTCTTTTTCTCCTACGGCTGGCCTCGCCGTTTGTTTCTCCCAGGTGCGTTAGCTTTCCCGCTTCTTTTTTCGTCCTGGTCCCCCCATGTTGATTGTGAAGGGCGCCGTCACATCGCCAACCACGTGATTCCCGATCTTCGCCCCTTCGAAATTCTGATGAACCGCCTTGGTTTTCGCAGCCTTCGGCGCGACAGGAACCTGCTGCGTCATCCCCCCGATCATGCCGAGCACACCGGCACGCCCCTTCGCGTCAAGCGAGCGATATCCCGCAAGCAAGACTTCCTCGTCTGCCGACAGCTCCGATGCATTGCGCTGCCCTGTCAGCAAATACGCCACATCCACGCCCAGCGCGGCAATCGCTTCCAGATATGAGGAGTCGGGGCGCCGCAAACCGCTTTCATAGTTTTGCTGCGCATCTCGCTTAACCCCTCCAGACGCGGCGAAGTCCGTCTGATTCAATCCAAGGCGCAGACGTTCTTCTCGTAGGCGCTCCGCAAATGAATTCATTTGAATTTAAAATTCGTTGACATGAGGCCAAACGACCGCATATCATGTGTTTGTGCAAGGTTAACGAAGGGAAGTATACCGCCATGCTTCGCAAGAAAGCTCCCGTTACGCGCTCGCCGCGCGGCGTGTTGTCCAACAAGCCCGTGTACATGCGGCTCATGCCGGACGAACGCCGCACGCTCGAAGAGCTGTCCGCGTCCCAAAATCGCTCGACGTCCAGCGTCGCGCGACTAATCTACCTCGAAGGGGTTGAGCGGTATCAGGCCAAAGTTACCGACGCGAGCGCGCAAGCGCACGCAAATCCCGTTGTGGGGCATTGAATCATGCGAAACCCTGCCCTAATCGAGCCAGCGCTTCGCCATGCTCTGCACGGCCCCAAGCGTCAGGACGTGCAACAAGCTCTTGGATGGGATGACTCTCAGGTCAGCCGTTTCCTCAGCGGCGGGCAGGGAGTCGTGATCGACAAAATCGACACGCTCGTCGCCGCAGTCGGCTTCGTGCTCGTCACCCGCAAATACCTTGACGCCGTTGCCACACTTGGCGAAGTGGGTGTGCATTGCGAATGCGCCCGCCGCGGCTACGGCGAATGCCGCCCAGGGAGTTCGTCATGCGAATCCTGAATCGCTGCCCTCACTGCCGCACGCGAGCCACCGCACGCAGCAGCCGCGAAATGTCGCTGACCTTCCGCGAAGTCACGTATCAGTGCAACAACCCCGAATGCGGCCACACGTACGTCGTGAACATGGAGTTCGCACGCACGCTGTCGCCGTCCGGGACGCCGAATCTGTCGCTGAACCTGCCGCTTTCGCCGCACGTGCGCGAACGCCTCGCGCAGCAGCTCGAGCTGCCCGTCTAGCACCCTAACCCGCTTCCGCTGTTTCCCCTCGCATCGTGCCTAACCGGCGCGAGGGGATTTTTTTGCCCGAAGAAAGGAGAAATCCATGCAGCACAACGCCTCATCCGCCGTTCTCGTGTTCGAAACCGTCGAGTTCGACGTGGTCGATATTCACAACGTGCCGTGGCTAAGGGGTAAGCAAGTTGCTGACGCCTTGGCCTACCAAAACCCGCGTCAGGCAATTGACGACCTCTACTCGCGAAACGCCGACGAATTCACCGACGAGATGACGCAGCTCCTCGAGCTCGACACCGCCGGCGGCCGCCAGCAGGTCCGCATCTTCAGCCCGCGTGGCTGCTACCTGCTCGGCATGCTTGCTCGCACCGATCGTGCGAAGTCGTTCCGCGCATGGGTGCTCGACGTACTCGAGGGTCGCCTGGTGCCGCAACAGACGGGACGCCTCACCGTCTCGCAGCGCCTGTCAGCTTTGCGCTACCGCGGCATGCTCGCAAAGGACCTGTCTCGTACCACCGAGCGCGGCGTCGCACTCGAACTGTACGCCAACCTTCGCCACGTCTCCCGGCTCCTCGGCATGTCGACTACGGACCTCGACACGCTCGCGCCCGGCCTCAAGCAACAGTCCCTCGCCAACTGAAAGAAGGAGACGAATATGGCGACCTCCGCTGCCGCCCCGCTCATTTTTCCCTTCATCGTCTCTGACCTTCCACTCGAGAAACGCCGCGAATACCTACGGAAGCTCTGGAACGCCGACGTCGACGCCATCGTGTTTCTCGGCGCCGCCCGCAAGCTCGGCTACGCGCTCGGCGGCCGCTGGGATGCCGCGACCGACATGCCGGCGCTCGTTCCGACCATCCGGCTTCTGCACTGATCACGATGCGCGCGCCTCTCTCCGAGCTCGAGCTGCGCGCGGCCTGGTCGCGCCTGCGCATGGTCGGCGACTTCGACATGGCTCCGCCCGCGGTTCGCCTTGTCGTCGAATCCGCGGCGCGAGCGATGCAGAGCCGCGAATACGTCCGCTTGCGGTGCAGCTTCGACGCGAAACGCTGCGCGGCAAATGACACCAACGACTGACCCATCTGCGCCGGCCGCCGGCGCATACATGAGGAACCACACGATGAAGCCCTACGTTTTCGGTGTCGGCGTACTGCTGATGCTCTCTTTTTCACTCACGGGCATTCACTGCCTGACCGCCGACGTGCTGCGCCTGTTCGATGTACGCCACGCACGCACCATCGCGTTCGCGGTCGGCGTCGCCGCATTGGTCGCCCTGGTCGCGGCGTTGGCCTGGTCCGTTCCGCCGCGGAGGTAAGCCATGACGCTCACGGAATTCTTCGCCGAGATCGGCAACGACCACCTGCGCTTCCAGCTCCTCGAACAGTCCATGACGGACATCCGCGCCATGCGGCGGGGAACGCTCGTCTCGTTCGCAACCGACGCGATCACGACGGCCGAAGCAGCGCTCGGCGCGGGCCGTGTGGGCTTGATCGTATGGGCTGATCGCGCCGCATACGAACGCGCGGCGACCAAAGCCAATCAAGCCAAGCCCACATAGCGCCGCGCCGGCCGCCGTCGACGAGCTCGAGGCGATCCGATCACGCGCTGTCGCGCTGCATCGCCCGATAGCGCATCCACTTTCACGCCGCGCGCACTCCCCGATGCCTCGGGGCGCGGCGCTTTTCCGGGGCGGTCCGCACGACGCCCCGGCTTTTTCGAGGGTGACATGAACCTGTTTGCTGAACCCCTACCGTCGGACGACATGGATGCGGAGATCCGCTACCGGTACTCCGTACGCTACGTGATGCTCGCTCAGATCGCGGAATTCCGAATGCTGAAGGTTCCGGCGTGTGTTCCGTGGGCGCGCATTTTGTTGCGAATCGAAGTCATTTCGCACCTGAACACGCTTGGCGGCCTCGCCGGGGAGTGGTGAGCATGACGGCCACATCGATCCGCTACGAGCTCATGACGACCGCCGGCCTTCGCACCGTGAGCGGCGATCACGTCGTGATTCCGAACGACGCCGGCGCAACCTTCGGCGTTCACATGGAGCGCCACGCGCCGCACGGCCACCCCGAAAAGTGGGCCGTCACGCATCTTGCGTCCGGCATGGCGGCCGGCGTCGGCCCCACGCGCGACGCCGCGATCGCGCATGCGGCCGCGAACCTCGAGCGAAATAAGCGCCGGCTGCGCGACATGCTCGATGAAGCCATGACGGCACGCGCCGATCTGCAAATCGCCGTGCATCGAATCCAACAGAACGAACACGCCATCCTCGGGAGGATTCCCGCATGAACCACGATCCGAACCGCGCGCCGCACGACATCGCGCTCGCCTCCGCAATCGCCGCGGCCGCCGGCACGCTGCGCTTCGACAACAAGCCGGGCAGCCTTCAACGGCAATGCATGCTCGGCCTGTTCGTCGCCGCGCTCAGCGGCCGCCTCGCCCTCGCCTTCCCCGAATCCGCCGCGGCGTTGCACGCCGTCGTGTTCAGCCCGGCCACGACCGGCAACCCCACCGACCGCACACCGCAGCAACCCAAGTAGCAGACACAGAAATGGCCACGATCGACGAACTGAAACAACGAATCGACCTGCACGACCTCGCCGACCGCCTCGGCCTCAGGCGCGGCCGCGGCGGCGACAAGGCGCTCTATCACTCGCCGCAGCACGAGGACAAGAGCCCGTCCCTGTCGATCTACGTGAACCACCCGAAGCACGGCACCGGCTGGCGCGATCACAGCGCCGATGCCGGCGGCTCGTGCATCGACCTGGTGATCCACGCGCGCGGCGGCACGGTCGCCGACGCGGTGCGCTACCTGCACGACGCCTACGGCATCCCGCTCGATCGACCGGCGCCGGCGGAGCGCCGCGAGAAGTCGACCGTCGAATACATCGCCGACCGCTGCCTCGCCGAGCGCGACCGCGTGCGCGAATACCTCGGCGGCCGCGGCATTTCGGCCGCGGCAATCGACGCCGCGTTCGCCGCGCGCTCGCTCGGCTTCAACACGTGGACGAGCTCGAAAGTCGCCGCCGGCGAAGTCGGGCACGCCGGCCCGGCCGCCGCATTCATCGTGCGCGAGCCGGCGGACGGCCGTGTCGTCGCCGTCGACATGCGCTATGTCGACCCGGCGCTCAATGGCGGCGTCAAGACGCAGACACAGGGCGACAAGGCCGGCTACGGCTGGACCGCCGATGCCCGGCGTCTCGACAAGGCGAAGCGCGTATTCATCGTCGAAAGCGCAATCAATGCGCTGTCGATCGACACCTGCGCGATGCCCGGCGCAGCGGCGCTCGCGCTGCGCGGCCTCGCCAACGTTGACGCGATCGACTTCTCGTCGCTGCGCGGTAAGCAGGTCGTGATCTGCCTCGACAACGACGAGCCGTTCGCGGACGGCCATCCGCGCGCCGGCCACCGTCCCGGCCCGGAAGCCGCGTGGGCGCTCTACGAGCGTCTCGCGGGCCTCAACATCAGCGCCGTACTCGTCGACCAAGCCGGCTGGCTCGCCGATCTGGCGGACGGCGAAACGAAGCAGCAGCCGGTCAACGACGTGAACGACTACCTGCAACTGCGCGGCCCGGCCGATCTGGCGCGCGCGCTCGAGCAGCTCGAGCCGTGGCTCATTGCCGGCCTGGCAGGCGACGCCACGCGCCGCGGCCGGCCGCGCATCTTTCTGCCGTCGCACGACTTCGCGCAGTATTGGCGCTTCCGCGTGCGTCCTGACTTCACGAGCTACATCACGAAGATGGACCGCAACGAGGAATCTGGCGTCGAGACGCCCGTCATGACGGACCTGTGCGGCTTTCGCATCGCCGGCATCAGCCGCGTATCGGTCGCGAGCGCAACGTCGACGATGACGGGCGACGCCGACCAGGCGCCGACCGTCTACTTCGCCGTGTCCGTGCAAACGCCGCGGCATGGTGCGCAGCTCGTCCGCCGCGTGATGCTCGACGACCAGCTCCACAACGTCGACCAGTGGGGCAAATTCGGCCCGATCTGGGCGCCGGCGCCGTTCAAGCGCATGGTCAACATACTTGAGCGTGGAGCCGACCTCGGCGCGCGCCAGGCCGCGAACTTCGTCGGGCTTGCATGGCGCGACGGCCGCCTGATCGTCAACGAGGGGCCGGACTGCTACTTCACCGAAGCCGACAAGCAGTGCCCGTATCACAACCTGACGTTCCCGAGCGGCTCGACCAGCGACGCACGCCGCGTCATCACGGCTTACCAGACGACATTCAAGCAGAACGCAGCGACCATCCCGCTCGTGTGGGCGCTCGGCGGGCACCTGAAGGCGCTGCTCGGCTTCTGGCCGCACATCACGATCCAGGCAAACAAGGGCGCCGGCAAGTCGACGCTCATCAAGCGCCTCGAGCGTTCGCTCGCGTTCACGATGTTCTCCGGGCAATCGCTGCAAACCGAATTCCGGCTGCTGACGAGTATCAGCCATACGAGCCACCCGGTCGGATGGGAAGAGCTGTCCGCGCGTCGACAGGACGTAATCGACAAGGCGGTCGGGCTGTTGCAGGAGAACTACCAGTACACCGTGACGCGCCGCGGCACCGACATGACGGAATACCTGTTGTGCGCGCCCGTGATGCTGGCCGGCGAGGATGTGCCCGTACGAAGCCTGCTCGGCAAGCTCGTGCGCACGACGCTGACCGGCAAGCGCGGCCCGCTGCTGCCCGACGATCTGCCGCGCTTCCCGGTTCGGCAGTGGCTCGAGTATCTGGCGGGCCTCGATAAGCGCGCCGTGCTCGAGCATTACGCGACACTGCGCGACAAGGCACTTGCGAAATGCATTGCGAGCGGCGCTGATGATGGCGCGAACCGTATGGCCGCCAACTACGCCGCCGTCGCCCTCGCCTGGCGCTATCTGTGCGAATTCGCCGGCATGGACCCGAGCGAGGGCGGTTTTCCGCACGACCTGCTCGCGGAAATGAACAGCCACGTCGCCGAGACGAGCGCCGATCGCGAGCCGTGGGTCTGGATCATGGAAACCGTGCTGTCGGAGATCGACGGCGGCAACTACAAGCACCCGTACACCTTCGATACGGTCGACGGCGAATTCTGCCTGCTGCTGCGCACAGGCCACGTGATGGACCACCTCGCGCACACGAGCGCGCTGCGCGACAAGTGGAACGGCCTGCCCGTGAAGTCTGACCGCGTGTTCAAGACGCAGCTCAAACACGCCGGCGTCGTGGTCGGCGAGAAGGAAGTCGAGCGGCGCATTTATACCCGCCGCGTGCCCTACCTCACGCCCGTCTCGCTCGAGCGCCTCGCCGCGTTCGGCCTCCACGTGTCGGTACGCGAGGACCTGGCGACCGATGCACTCGAACGGGGCCACGCATGACGCCTTCTCAGCCGTCGCGGCCGCCGTGCGGCCGTGCCCCTTCTCCCGTTCTTTCCGGCCGCGTAGCGGCCCTGGAATCGGGTTTCCGCCGCGTGCGCCGATGCGCGCAGCAGTCGGCGCACGCCGACCCGCAGCCGCCGCTTCAGTCGCGTCCCCCCGTTCCCCCCGCGAGTCGAAACGGCCGGGAAACAGCGCGAGCCGAGAGGAAGCGGGGCAGCGCGGGCGGATTTTTCCACAGCGACCGGGCAGGCAGCGCACGCGAATCGTGGATTTCGATGGTGTCTGCTCGTAAGTCATTGATTCTTGAAGCGAGTGCCGCCGCGAGTCTCCCCCGATTTGCCACTAGTCGAGCCGCTTTTGCCATGAGTCCGGTTTTTGCGCTGGCCGCCGCCGTCCTTCTCTCTTCTCTCTCTATTTCATTGAAAAAGAAAGAGAAAGAACGCGAGGAAGGGCAAGGCATAGGCTGGAACGGACTGCCACGAGTTACAGGCGTTTTGCCATCAGTTACGGACGCTGCCTATTTTTTAGGCCACGAGTTTTTCGGTGCCGCCATGCCTGAATGATGGCAATTGATGGCGCACACACACCTTTAACATCAAAGAGTTACGAGAGATTGGGGTGGGAACCACGAGTCCACTAGTTGTTCTGCGTGTGCCCCCCTTTACGGGTTGAAAATCACCATGCAAAAATATCCACGCTGCGGTCCGCAGCGCGGCGCAGGCGCATATCTCGGCCGCCAAGAACTGCGTGAATTGACCGGCACGCCGCAGCGCGCGCGCCAAATCCTGTGGCTTGCTCAACAGGGTTGGCCGCACGTCGTCGATGTGCACGGCCGCGTGCTGGTCGCACGCGCCTACCACGACAAACAGATGGGCATCATCGAATCGAAGCACATCCGCTCGCTACAGCGCACCTCGCCCGCATCGCTCAACCTCGGCGCTGTGTGATGGGTCGCAGAGCACAAACCGCTGGAGCGATCCCGCGCTTTCGGTCGCGCACGAACGCAGACGGAACCAAGCGTTACTACTACGACCACGGCGAGATCGAGGGCCGGCGCTTTCTCGAGCCCCTCGGCACCGATCGCGTCGTCGCGCTCCAACGATGGGCCGAGCTCGAAGGAAAGCGCGCGCCTTCGGCCGAAACGACACGGCATACGTTCGCGATGCTTGATCGCGCGTACCGCCAGCGTGAGCTTCCGCATAAGTCACCGGCGACGCGGCGCATGTACGACCTGTTCCTGTCACGGCTCGCGGCCGTCATCGGTGATCGCGAGCTCGACACGCTCACGCCCGCTGACGTAGCGTCCATCTGGCGGGCCACGGCCGAGAAGCGTGGCGTCGTGACGGCGAACCGCACGAAGGCCGTGCTATCGCTCGTCCTGAACTGCGGCCGGCTGTGGGACATGATGACGATCGCGAACCCTTGCGCGGGCGTGCGCGGCAAGAAAGAGACTGGCCGACAGGACATCCTCATCGATGACGAGCTGTATGCGTCCGTCTACGCTGTCGCCGATGAGCCCCTCCGCAATGCGATGGATTTGGCTGACCTGTGCGCGCAACGCCCTGCGGACATCCTCGGCGTGCAACGATCAAACATCGTGAAGGGCAACCTCATCTTCCGCACGCGCAAGACCAGAGCTTTCGTCACCATTCAGATTACGGGCGAACTGGCAAAACTGATCGAGCGTTTGCTCGCTTGGCGCGGCACAAAGGTTGATGTCTCCCCGCATCTGCTGCGTGACGAGGAAGGCTATCCTCTCACGAAGGGCCAGCTACGATCCCGGTTCGACAAAGCGCGCGAAAAGGCTGGCATCGAGAAGGCGAAATTCCAGTTCCGCGACTTGCGCGCGCGCGGCGTGACGCACAAAACGATTGACGAAGGATTGGAGGCTGGACAGCGCTTGGCGGGGCATAGCGGCCCCGGCATGACGGCGCGCTACGTGCGGGGCACACGCCCTGTTAAACCGTCGCGCTGA